TTTGGATCAGTGCCGTAATACTCTAGTCGCTGGTCCTGCTTGGTGCGTGGACTATACGCCAGCGCACCGAGTAACCGTCCGGCCCAGCCTGCGGAGGGGTCCCAGACACGCACCGTTGGCGCGTCCACGTGTGCGAGAAATGTCTCATATAACAACTTCGCGGTCAGTGTCGGATAGTTCACCGCATACTGACACATCGAGATACGGAAACTCCGAAACAGATTTGGAAAGAGACGACGACCTTTGGTGTAGATGCGCACATGGAATTCGTAACTATCGTCTTCGTGCTTCGGAAGAATGTTCCGGCGTGTGATGAGCGGGAGCAATCCCGCAACAATAGCCGACCGATACTCCGCAAACGTCAGCACCATCATCGGTGAGGTGCGCATCTTATCATTATAGCCCGTGTATTGCTGGCCTTTCGCCACCAGCTTGGCTTCCAGCAACAGTTCCTGAAACTGATAGGATCGTTCGTGTGCTGCAAACTGTGTGATGAAGTCTACGGCTGTCTCGGGTATAATCTCCGGGCGATGCGACAGTGCTGTGCCGCCGGTGACTGTCAGCGCGAACATATAGAAACTGTCGCGCAGAAAATGTCGGCGTGCGTAGGGCAGATACCGTTTGAAGAATTCCGGCTTCGCGAAAAAGTCGTAGATACTTTTCCCGTCATCCTTCTCGGTGTAATTGATTCTGGTCCGATACATATTACCGCAATGCCAAGCATTGACAGCGGAACCGGTCGAAACGTGCGTATTGTGAATCACACGACGGTGCGAGAGTTCATCGGTCTTCCAAAACTTCTGGGTATCAAAACCAGACAACTTGCCAAACTCTTTGGCAATTTCATCATGCGACCACCCACGTCGAGGCGGCAAGTTTTCTGGGGAATCCCAATACGATAAAAACGAGGCCCGCATGTGCGCCACATACTCCTCAAATTCAGGATCGGACATGGCGAGAATATCATCGAACGTCCGGTTTACGGTCACGTCCTGAAGGAGCGGGTGCAGGCGGGCAATGGGAAACAAATCAATTGTGGTGTTCATGTTGTCCTACAAGTATAACAGAAAATATGCCGAGGCGCAAGTGTTCATGCTTTGATTGACGAGAATCCGCGCTGCTTCTCAAATGTAATCACGTGATGGAATTTGTCAATCAACGAATCCGTCTTGTGTGAAATGACGAACACATTGGCATGTTCCAGGTCGTGAATGATTTTCAGAAACTCCTCGGTGCCGTTGATGTCCAATGAGGAGTCGAATACTTCATCCAAGACCAACACATTACAGGACGCACTATTCTTGAGACGGGCGACGGAACGCCACGTCAGCAACAGCGCCAGATCGATACGCTTCTTCTCACCTTCACTGAAAGATTCATAACAAAAATCATCCCGGTGTCGAGACTGAATCTGTTCTTTGAACTCTTCGTTGAGTGTGAAGTGAATCGGAAAGTCCATCGCCGTCAAATAGTAATTGATATGCTTGTTGATAATCGGCAGATAGTGTTTGATGACACGGGCTTTGATGCCGCTGTCTTTCAGTAGCGTCATGGCCGTGTCCAACACCGACCGTCGCGCGGCGACCACCGTGTGCTGTTCAAGAATCTCCTGTTGCTGTGTCTGGAGCGCATCAACATCTACGGGGGCCGCGGCCGGCGCTAACGTAGCTTGACGTTCCGCTTCTAACTCGCGGAGACGTTGCGTATGAATCGGCACCTGCCCACCGACCAACGCAATCTGACGATGTAGCTCCGCATCCGCATCCAAATCTATTTGATGTGTGTCGACGAGTGCCTCATACTTGTCCATCAGCGTCTGACACTGGGTGAGTGCCGTTTGTGCGGCGGCTTCCTTCTCCGTCAATACCAGAAAGCGGGCCTGCTTGAAACTGTCGGTGATAGACTGTTCGCACGTTGGGCACTCATCGTGCGTCGTATAGAAGACACGTTCCTTCTCTAACTTCTTTTCTCGCGACGCAATCGCACGGTGTGTTGTCGCGTATCCTGAACGTTTGGTTGATGCAACGCGATGTAGCGCAGGAACCTCTGTATAGACTTCACGTGCGGACGCCCACGCGGTTTCCTGCTCACGCAGCGTGTCTATCTGTGTCTGTGTCGCATCCATCGCTGTGCGTAGCGTGGCGAGCTTGTCATCGCGTTCACCAACCAATTGTGTCGTGAAGGATTCCGCCATGCGCAATTGCTCTTCCAACAAGACACGCTGCATGGTCAGTTGATCGCCGACGTTTTTAACCTCGGCAATTTCTCCCTTTGTCAATCCACTCATCGCAGAGAAGATTTCGATGTCTAACAAGTCTTCGATAATCTCGCGGCGGGCGGTGGGCGTCAATCGCATAAACGGCACGAACGACGCACTCCCCAACACGACGATCTGCATGAACGACTTATAATTGATTTTGAGAATCGTCGATTCCAAGAGCGTTTGATAATCCGCTAACGATGCTGGGGCTGGTAACAGCACGTCGTCCACATAGATTTGAAACACCGTGGGTTTCATGCCACGCTTGATATGATATCGTGTTTGGTCGATAGTAAACCACAGTTCAACGACGGTGTCTTTTTTGTTCGTGGAGTTTATCAGTGCCGGTTTGTTTATATTGCGTAACGCTCGACCAAACAACGCAAAGCACAGGGCTTCCGTCATGGTAGATTTGCCTGCGCCGTTTTTGCCAATGATCAACGTCGACGCATTCTCATTCAGCGCCAGTTCAATCGACACATCGCCCGTTGCGAGGAAATTTTTATAGCGTACCCGTTCAAAGACGATCACGTTAGCTCAACCTCGCCGAATTCGAATTCATCATCGCATCGTGGTAAAGTGTCCGCAGATACGTTTGTAGTTCAGCTTTATCACAAGACACACTCAGCCCCTCCACATAATCATTCATCAGCGTCAGAGTATCAATATCGTTCGATGGAGCGTCTATCTCACTGTCCGACAACACGTTGACAATATCGTCGACGATCAATACATCCTGTGGATTCACTTTTGAAAGCGCATCCAACACCAAGTCAAAATCATAGGGGCGTGTTTTGTTCTTGACCACAATTTTGATATACGCTTCGTGATACGCCGACCCTGGGGCAACTATGGACGCTACTAGCCCGGCTGCATAGTCGGCGGTTTGATCCAAATCATCGTACACTAATCGGGCAAATGTGGTATAGGGATTCTCTATGAACGTCAGGGCGTGTGTCTCGGTGTCAAACAAATGAAACCCACGCGGATCGCGAAAGTCGGACCACGTCATCGCATACGGCGCGCCCAAATATTGAATCGGGTCTTTCGATGAACGATGATGAAAATGCCCTAACATCACCAACTCAAAGCGGTCGAACATTGACGGATCGAGCCCTTCGCGATTCTCCATGCCGCGATACATCTGAAACCCAGAGAGTTCTAAATGCCCTAGCACCACGGCGGCCGACGAGGTCGCAATGGCGTGCATCGAGGCCTCGCGATTGTTACCACATATCCACGGGAGCAGGAGGATGTCACACCCATCAACATCCAGTTCCGTCGGCTGTGTGTAGATGTGTAGGCTGTCATCGTGTCGATACAACTCCTCAACGGAATTGATTTCGGTGCTATCACGCAGAAAACAATCGTGATTGCCGATAATGACATCTTCGCGGATGCCTCGGGCCCGCAAGGGTGCCCGATACTGATGTTCAATGAACCGGGCGGTCGCAAAGTTGATATACTTTCGACGATCGCCAACGTCCCCGCCATGTAACACCCGCGTGACGCCATGCGCATCGAGTGTTGGAAAGAACACCTCTTCAAAGAACTTCTGCTGCGTGTGATACATTGCTGGCGTATCTGACCGCACACCGAAATGGGTATCGGTGATAATCGCAATATTGCTCAAATGGTCACCATTATAGTGTTACAGGAGTTTTCTTTGCCAACTTTCGTCGTGTGCGGGCCCTATCAGTATAATCATCGAAGCGACGAATAAACTCCTGCACATTGTCGAAGGACAACATACTACTGTCGACGTGATACTCCCCGTCAGCCGACTGCGACGTCCGCGTATCTCCCGCAATGACCGCTTGCTCGATCATCTTATATCGCAGATAGGTATGACGACGTTCGCGTTGAATCCGTCGCACGAACGCATAGTAGATAACGCTAGTAAAATAGCCAAACGGATTCCTCGACTTGCGCGGATTGAAATTGTGCATATAGACGAGACAATTCTCAACACCATCCGACACCATGTCTTCACGGAAGGTGTAATTAGCAAAGTTCGGCTTGAACGACAAGTGTGTGCCGATTTTCAGAAAGCATTCACCAATGTATTCTGGCACCCTCGGCGCGTCAATGCCGCGTATCTTTGCGTGATTACAATTACGACGATGATGGATGAGTGATATCAGAAATTTACGATTGTTGACGTAATGGGTCTCGGCCATAGGCCCTCCGTTGTTTGTTGAATAATTGACATATATGAGTATACCATATGTTGTGGTGTATGTCGAATTAATATTGCTGGTGGCGCGCGTTGTGCCTGTCGACAGAAAACGTCGCGCATTTTCTGTTGCCGATTTGAGGGGAAAGGGGGGACTATAGGGGGGATAGGGGTCTTAAAGAATTCTATATTTAATTTAAGTACCAATTTCAAGGCCTTAATATAAAAGTTATACTGATGTCCGTAGGCGGAAATCTCGCACACGTTTTGTTTAATAAACCTCATGGTCTGTTCAATAAACTTCGATAGCGATTTGTAGGTGTCTGGCTTGCGTTCTAAGCGTGCCGAAATTATTTCTGCACCCTCACTATATTTTGCTATCTCCGGCATTACTGGCCGTGCGCTGAAGAGGATTGGCGACACTTGTGGATAACATCCGCAACCACATTTCAACATCATGCTCATGCAAGGTATATGGAAACCGTTCTGCTGCGTAATATTGCACACGCTGTTCCGCATGTCGAAACACATGATTCACCGAACTGCCGACCCGCATATCATCAACAAAATCCAACAGTGTCGCATGTGTTTTACCACTCGACAGCCGTAACGTACGCCCTATAGATTGTAGGACACGTATCTTTGATTTCGCAGGGCTAGCGAAGATAAGTGTCGAAAGATTAGGAATATTTACACCCGTTGAAAACGTCCCAAAAGACGCCACGATGATTTGATTATCGTTTTGTTCCACCCAAAGACGAATGCGTTCGCGTTCATCACTCGCGACGCCGCCGTGGACAAAATGCACATCACGTCCTACCACAAGATGTTGTATGCGCTCGAATAATGGAATACCGTGCTTTTCGACGAAATTAAAGAGGACTAACACGTTCCCTTTAGTGGCAATTGCTGTCTTGGCAATGATGTCTAAACGCTGCGGCGATGACACCAAATATTCGACTTCATCAGGATATGGGGACCGCCGCATCTCCTTACACACAGACGCCGGATATTTGATCACACACATCTTGACACGTAACGGCGAGAGTTGCTGTTGCTCGACCAGGGCGTGCGTCGTGGTGACCCGTGTGATGTCACCGAAGAGTCCTTCAAGAATCAGTTGGTGCGCATGTGTACCATCTAAGGTGCCGGTAAATCCAAACCGATACGGTGTCTTCAAACACTTGGCCATGAGTCCAACCAAGGAAGTGCTTTTCGCAAGATGCACTTCGTCGACCATCACACATGGAAACTGCTCGAAATAGGATTCGGGCTGTTCATATAAAGACTGCCAAGTGCTGCAAACTATTGCCGCTGTTATGATTTTTGTGCGTCCCGCTTGAATGGTTTGAATACAACTGGGGTCGACACCATAACTGATCAAGTCTGCCGACATTTGCGCCACCAACCCGGTGGTCGGCACGACAATCAATGTCGGCACATCCAGTGCTTGTGTCAGCAGATGAATGATAAGAGATTTGCCGCTACCCGTGGGAGAGAGGACGATGCCGCGATGCGTGTCTAACAATGTCCGCAATGCGGCTACCTGATACGCTCTCGGCACAACTGGCAGCGGCTGCGCGTTCACCCAAGCATCCAGTGTGTCTGGATACAAGGGTTCTGCTATCGGCACCTCATTCGTGACCTGATAGCCCTGCTGTGCGGCATATGTCAACAACCGTGACAGAAGACCGCGGTACAGCAGGTGACCGCGCAATTTGAACAGATGAATCTTCCCCGACCAATTCTTCTTGCGATACGCCGGCATGTATTGCGCGCCGGGAATATCGAACGTGAAGAATGCGCTCAGTTCCTGGGCTTCATGATCCTCACAATCAACACGTATCCATACATCATCCAATGGCACAATCGTCATGTACTAATATTTAGGGGAGTAGTATTATCCTTTTTGGTGAAATACCAACTCGATTGTTTTTACACCCCATTCTTGAAACGGAGAAAATCTATTGCCGATTTTATCACGAAATTGCGTGAATTTATGGACTTGATGACATCTTCCACGAATTTGAGAATCTCTTCTAAGTAGGCTTTTCGTTTGAGTAAGTTTTGAATCGCCTCGTCGCCTTCAATATAGATATGCACATTCCCCGAGAGGATTTTCAACGGCTGTGGCGGCCAGTCAAGTTTTAGGCGTTCTGCGTCGTCCATCTTGCCCAGGAAGTATTCCCACTTTTGGCGATACAGCATTTTATAATCGCCGTCGATCTTCTTGTAGCGCAGACGTTCGTATGTATAGTAGCGCCACCATTTAGCATGTAGTAGCGGCACTTGTCGTGCGGATTCATCGAGGGCCGCAAGGTCGAGTTCGGCGTCAGAATGCCATTCTGCGAGATATTGGTCGAGCGTCATAGTCTTACTATGATATCACGGCCTATACTCTATGTCAAGGTGACATCAAATGAGGAGCAGGAGAATGTTGCGGTGGTAGTCAGGACGGACGAGTCGCCCTCCGTCGACGTAAATTCAAGACTCGACAGTTCGACAGGAAAGACTTCCTCAATATGAAACTCTGCCACAATGCTGGCGGTATCGGGCGTCAAAATTGATATTGTGGCGGCCGTCTTTTCCAAATCAATGGGCCGCGCCGTCGGGCTGACTTTGTTATCCAACTGTTGCTTGGCGCGGAACCGTTTGACCTCGTCGAAGTTGTGGGGAAACCCATAGCCCTTCATCCAATAGTAGAGGCTGAAATAGGTCTTGAAACTCGCATCGACCAGATATGTTACAGTGAACTGCCCGTAGGTCAACCGTGTGCCTGGATGGTGGAGAACCGAGAAGGGATTCTCCTGCACCGCGACGCCACCGGTCACGCTCGGCGATGACACGCTCTGGACAAAGAATGTTATATCCGGCAATCGTTCCAAGGAGAACCGATAGTGATTCCCATACAGCGTATTGGTCGACTGCTGTGTAAGCGTTGGGTCGTAATCCTGCACAACTTTCATATTAGATATTTAGGGATTATTATTAAGCCCCTTTGGCAATCACAAATCGTGCCGAAGTCGCCGAGCGAGAGGTGGCATACAGATATACATACCGAACAAATTTGTCCGCCCTTTCCTGATCCGCCTTGAGCCACGCATGAAGTTCTTTGAGACAAACATTGGTTATTTTTTGGCCACTCGCGTTTCCTGCAAGCATCTCATACCTATCTTTGTATTCATTGGGTTTGATTTTCAGATTATTTTTCGCCCAATACAACTGTCGCATATCGAGGATTGTGTTTTTCCGCTTTGTCGACGCATTCAACTTGCCAATTCCGTACGGAGGTGAGCCCGTATCCGTTACAGCCTCCCATCCGTAGAGTTTCATCCCACCCGTCTTCGCGCTTGAAGCACTCGGCCCTACAACCTTGTTAAACTCGACCACCGCTCGCGTGTAGTTCGAGAACCAATCGGTTCCCGCTGTCCCGCCTTTTTTGCCGACCTTATTCATCACCCCACCTAACTGTTTGGGAGACGCAAGAGATCCGGCCGGCTCTTGACCCGACTGCTCGTATATCTGAATCTTGAAAGTCGCGCCGCCTCCTGAGGCGTCATGACGTATTTTTATATACCTCTTACCGTCTTGCTTCTGCCCCCGCAATGACTTTTTTTCGGCGATCTGAATTACCAGATCCCGCGCGGCCGCGCCTGAATATACTATCTTTCTTTGACCCGGTATCTTGGTCCCGGCCCCCACCGACGTAATCTTGTTGGGCGTCCAGTTCGACCACGTCGGCATCGGGGTTTTGTTGCCGCGGCGTAGCGTGCCGCAGTAAAACCAGGCCACGCTTTTCCGTTCACAATCTCTATCGAAATTAACTTGTACCAGCTTAACGGCCGGGCCCGCTTTCTTTAGAGACAGCGGCAACAAGCCACCGCTGTCGATGAGCCTCATAATACATTTATTCAGTTCTAAAAATGTGTAACACTCGGC